CGTCATGCTTTAGCCTCGCGCATAGACTTTGGACACGCCGACCGGAATAGCCGACGTGAAGGTGATCGTGTTGCCTGAGACGCTGTACTGGTCTGTCGCCTGAAAACTGCCGTCGAAGTGCACAAGCACAGCTGCGGCCGACGTGTAGACCTTTGAAAGCGTCAGCGTCGTGGTTGTGCCTGGCGTGAAATTCGTTCCTGCCGTGAAAATGTCCTCGACCGGATCGACGGCGAATACCGGCACTGAGATCGGTTCTGGCGCGAGATCCACAAGAGAGGGCTGCCCAGCCACCGCGGCGGGCGCATCTTGCGACGGCGAGAACAGCGGATAAGGCGCCTGCGCATCAATCAGCGGCGTGTAATCGATCTGTGTGTCCGAAGGCGGCGTCCCGGTTCCGCCTGTGCGCTGAAACATCGCCAAGAGGAATGCCCACCACACCTGACTGATGCGCCCCGACTGATCGAGGAACGGCACTCCCGGATTCGGGATATTGCTGTTCGTGGCGTTGCTCACGTGCGCGCCCTCGACACGTCCACCCATGCGCCATTCAACGCGGTCTTAACAGGCGCGGACCATGACAGTTCGAATACACGGTCGCGTGCGTAGCCGAGCCGCTGGAACTGGATGGAGGTCAGGTATTCCCCGACCTTGCCGAGGCTGCCTACGACCCAGTTTCCCCAGCTACGGCCCCGGTCATCTGACCAACGCAGCCTGATTTCGGGCTCTGCGGAATCGTCAGGCAAGCCGTTGCCTACTTCCATGTCCGCAATAAACTGTCGGAACAGCACGCGATTGCCGTCGCCGCCTAGAATGTGCGGGAACGCGCGGATGTATTCCATCGTGACGCCGTTGTCGGTAAAGGCGTTCTGGTCGAGCATGTAGACCTTGCCCGTCTGCCAGTCGCCGACCAGATTGCGGCCATTGTTGAACGAATGGCAGTTCATTCGGTGGCGGCTGAGCGTGCCATCGGCTTCCAGATACGCGCGCTGATGCCATTGCGCCGTCACGACATCAAAGCACCATGTGGCGTTTGCGGTCGGGAACGTCAGCACATAGAAGGCGTGGCCGCCCTGCTGGTACGAAAAGCCGATCGCATCATCGACGCGCGAATACCCTGCCAGCGCCTGCTCGATCGAGTGCGTGGATATCCGCTCCGCCATGTAGTTGCGGCCAGCAAACACGACGTTCTGCCCTTGCAGATCGCGCCCTAGCCAGAACAGCGCCAGGTCGATCTTTGCGACCGAATGTTTTGCGGCGCAACCATGCTCGATGAACACTCCCGGCATGCGGCCGAACGTGAAGTCAGATGCGCCAGTGTTGTACCAGACCTCGGTTGTCAGCTCCCCGAACAGCCATACCTCACGATGCATCACAGCCAGCGTGACCAGGTTGTCGGAATACGTCGATTTGGATGCAATGTCGAGCGGATCGAACGCCACGCTATCGAATAGCGAGATATAAAACTGAGGCGTACCTGGACGGTTAAACAGGAAAAAGCCGTCCACCAGATCTACCTTGTCGGCTCCGTAGAAAGCAGGATCAGAGACAACAGTTATAACGTTCGTCGCAATATCTACGGTCAACCCGGTAGCCGTCCCGTCGACAATGAACATGTCGGTCCCGTTATCTACCATCGAAACCGGGCCAGAATAAGACGACATGTTCCCGATAACCGTATATACGTTTCCTGTACTGACGGAATAGATCGTCGATCCGACCACCTCGTACCGATTGCCGTTACTCGCCGTGTAGATCCCGCGCGACTCGCCAGCGACAGGCGGGGCAGAGACCAGCGTGAGGCCAGGGGTCGGGTAATAGGTAAACGGACAGGGCGCGTCCTGCGGGTTCGCCTCGGCATAGAGGTTCACGCAGCGCTGCGCCTCGGCGATCACGCTGCGCGTCTGGTACGCGCCAGTTGTGAGCGGGACTCGCATCAGTTGCTCGAATTGTCGCTGTAGATGTTGTAGCGCGATTTCGTCATCAGACCGCGCGGCATCGTCAGGGACGGAATCTGTGTGTTCATGCGCCTGATCACCCGCTTTGCGTTCATCGCGAGGCGCACCAGTGAAGGCGTCGGCTCAAGCTGATAGGACGGACACAGGTAGATGGCGAGGTTGTAGCGCAGCGCCGCGAGGTAAGGAGGCGGCAGGCTGACGACAGTCGCAGCCGTGGCAAGCTGCGGCAACGTCTCCATGGTCACGATGTGCAGCTCATAGCTGCTGTTCGGCACCGGGTACAGGAACAGATTGCCCAGCGGATACGCCGAGTCGTAGAACGCATACTCAGGGAACGACGACAGCGTTTTGAGGCTGATGCGCGAATAGTCCTCGCGCGCGTCAATCATGGTGATCCGGTAATCAACCGCACTGCCCGCGCCACTGCTTTGCAGGCGCGCATAGGCGGCGTTGATCTTGATCGGGCGTGTGACATTGAAGTCGCCGCCGATGCCGACGGTATAGGAAACCGACCCGTTCGCCTGATGCGCGGTGTCGACCAGGTGATAGACGCTCAACCGGTCCACATCCCATTGGCCGAGCATCATGTTCAGCGTCGCCAGCGCGTCGGCCGTATCTTCGGCAGACACGGACTGGCCGATACCGAGCGCGCCGATATCCTTCAGCGCCAGCGTGATCAGGTCGGTTCCGGTCGTCATGCCGTCACCAGCGCCGCGCGGATCTTGTCATTCGACCAGCGTTTGTCGATCCTCACGCCGCGCTCGTCGGCGATCCTGATCAGCGCCTCGCGCTCGTCGCTCTGTTCCGGCTCGGGCTCAGCCGGTGCCAGCGCGGCCTCTTCCTCAGCGCTGTTCACGAGTTTGCCGCCGACCCACTTCGGGTAATGCTGGAACGTTTCGGAATCGACATGCACTTTGGGCGGGACATGCTTATAGTCCGACCAGCCTTCGCCGAGCGCTTCGAGTTCCTCACGCGAATGCACAAGGCGCTCTTCCTTGCCTTTGCGCGTCCACTTCGGGAACTCCTGATATTCGTAGGGCATTAGCCACTCCAGAAGGATGCAGGGGCCGCATGTTGATCCGAACATGACGGCCCCCGATCAATTAGCCGGCGATGCGGCAGGCAAGCTCTTGATAAATCGGGCGCCAGCCGTACAGCACATCGATACGGCACGGGAACGTGTCCGTACCGATCGCGTACTGGCGAACGATCCGCATGGAGATGCCCTTGTGGTTGCGGCGACCGGCGAAGTCCACGCCTTCCGGCATCTGCAGGTCAGCCGTCGCGAGCGTGAAGGCGTTCTTGTGGTACGCCAGGTTCACGGTGTACTGCGTGCCCGCGGCAACGTCCCACGTGACGACAGCAGCGTTCGCCGGGCCGGCCGATACCGTCTGGTACTGCTGGTTCGACGCCGCGGTATTGATCGCCGGGAAGATCGACAGCGTTGCATTGCCCGAACCGTCAGCCGTTGCCGCAGCAGTCACGGTGAACTGGCGCAGCACGCGCGTCGACTGGCGCGATTGGGGGTTGACTGCGAACACGCCAGCGATCGTGAACGTATCGCCCGCGGCGACCGTGCCGCCTGCGCCCAGGCCGGTCACGAGCAGCGTGCTACCCGTTTGGCCTGCACCCGACACCGTGCCGTTGGTGCGCGTGCCTGCGGTCGCCTGGCGGATGTTCTGGTCCATGCCGATGTCGAAGCCGAGCGCCGGAACGAAGATGCCGCTTTCGTACTGGTCGCTGATCGGGCGCGGCGCGTTGAACAGGCCGGCAGCGGCCTTGACCATCGAGCCGTTAGCAGCCGGGTCCCAAACGACCGTGCGCTGACCGTCGCGCGGCGTGGCTTCCTGATCCAGGCGCGTGCCAGCAGCGAGCAGCGTGGCGATGTCGTTCGGCGTGGTGCCGGCGGTGCCGACCTGGTTGGCGACCGACGTGTACAGACCGAGGCCGTCGAAGTCGATCTTGTTGGCGATGGTCGCCATGGCCGGCTTCAGGTAACGGTCCGCGAAGTCGTCGATGTTCAACGTCAGTTCCTGCGACGAGAACGTGAAGTCGACGTGGAACTGCGTGTCGAGCGTGACCGGCACGACGGTTTCAACCACGTTCTCGATGTTCAGCGCGGGGCCGGTCGTACCGACGAAGCGCACCGGCTTGCGCACGTTCACGGTCGAACCGACCTTTGCGCCCTTGACGGCGAACTCGTCGCTGTATTCCTTGTTGACCCGGCCCGAGAAGGCCAGGTTGTTTTCAAGGATCATCAGCGACTTGTCGAGAATCTTGCTGGTATTAAGAAGAGTGTTTGCCATTTTTCAGCCTCATTTAGAGCCGTGTTTCTTCCACCACGCGATCTGCTCTGCGGCCGAGGCGAATTCCTCTGGCTCGACAGGCGACGACCGTCCGCCAATCGGATTGATCGGTGCGGGGGCGTTGGAAACGGGTTTGGGTTTCGCCTGACCGACCGTCGTTTCGAGACGAGCCAGTTCAAGCGCCATGCGCAACGGAGGAAGGGACAGCAGGCGTTCAGCGACTTCCGGGTTCTGACCGAGGTGGTGAAGCACCTTGTGGCCGGCATCCATCGCCGTGACGGCCTCGAGAAACTCGGGCGATGCGCCGCCGAGCATCTGGAACGTGCGCAGCGACGAATCCCACTCGTTACCGAACTCGCCCTTGCCGGCGTCGAACACCTTGTTGCAGGCCTCATCAAACTTTTCCTGCTGGATGAGGCGCCTGGCTTCGGCCCGAATCTCGTCGGCGGTCATCTGCTTCGGTTGAGACTGGGTTTCTGCCGGCTGCTGGTACTGCCGCAACTGAGCTTCGAGCGCTTCACGCTGCCGCTTTTCCTCGTGTTTCTCCCGCGTGAGCTGGTCAATGCGCCGTTGAACCCAATCGTTCTTGGGCTTGTCCTGCGCGGCTGGATCGACTGCTTCTGCGGTTTGCCCGGCGCCCGGTTCCGTGCTGACTTCAGCGGGCTGTTGCGCCTGTTCCGTGGAGGCCGTAGGCGTGACGTTCTCTACTTCGGGTGAAGCGTTCTCTTCGGTTTGCATGGACGTGTCCAAGGATTGAGCCCGGTGATGCCCCGCCGGTAAGGACCAAAAGAAAAAGGCCCGCTCTCGTGAGAGAAACGGGCCTTCTGGAAAGCTGTGCTGCTGGGTCTTAGCGCTGACCGCCGATGATGTATTGCTCGGTCGCCGGCACGATGGCGCCGCCGGTCGTGTTCACGTACTGGATCGCCAGCGTGTTCGCCGCGGAGACGCGCACATTGCCGATCGACAAGCCGACCTGATGCGATGCCTTGTTCACATCGATCGAATCGCCGACTTGCAGGCCAGGAACGGTGAACGTCTGCTCAGCGCTCGTATTAGCCGCGACGGATGCCGGCGTGAGCGTTTGCGCGATGCGATACAGACCAACGATCGGCGTCGTGCTGCCGAGGTCTTGGAGAATTCCTGTGTAACCGGCCATTTAGGCCCCCTGTTGAGGTTGAGCGGGCAAAGAAAAACCCGCGCTCGGCGGGTTCGGTTGGGACTGCTGTTGCGGCGGCGCTACGGGGTTGCCGCCGGAATCGGGTGGCGGACCGCCTTCCGGCGAGCCGGTCTGCATCATCTGCATGACGACTTGCGTCGCCACGTGCGCGACGACTTGCGGGTCGAGAGGCTGGCCGAGGGCTTGCAGACGCTTCGTTTCTGCCTCGTACGCCTTGATGCGCAGCTCGTCGGATTCTTTACCCTGCTGCGCCTCCTGAAGCAGGGCGGACTGATGCTCGACCATCTGGCCCATCTGCTGGATCTTCTGTTCCATGTCCTGCTCTCGCGGGCTCGGGCCTTCGCCAAGGATCTGCGGCGGGATCGTGC